CGCTTTTTAGTTAACCTAGAAACAACTTGCTTTACTAAAGGGCGGACAAGCTGAAGTACCAATGGTGCAGAAGCACCAACCAAAGCAAGGCTAAAGACCCCAACAAACTGAGGAGCAGATGGAATGTATTGTTCTTTCCACTCAACTGCTTCATATAGAGTTATACACTCACTTCCATCTTGCCCTCTCTCATGTCCAATAACACGTTCTAACTTTTTATCGTTACGAAAATCTCCTACTCTTTGGTCATTTTTTCCAGGACAGGGAGGAAAATCTGGTGGGGGAGGGTCAGGTAGTGGAGGAATATCTGGCTGTTTTGTTTCTGGTAAGGGCGGTGGGTCATTACTGATAGGTGCTTCTTCCGTAATGACAAGATTCTCAGGTGTATAGTCAAGAGGTACAAAACTAGGAAACGGAAAATCACACGTTGTATATACACCATTTGGATCTTCTAATAATAAATTACGATTACCAGTATTTTTTATATCACGATGTTGATAAGTACAACCAGGAACATCAATCTCAGGTGGTTTTGTAATAGTTACATAATGTGGACTATATATTTCTGGAACATCTGGAATATATATCTCACGAATTTGAATATCAGGTATTTC